TCACTTGCTGGGATCACATTCCTATGGCGCCCAAAAAAATTACCAAAGCCGAAGCCAAACGCAAAAAGCTAGAAGACATTTTTGAACTGGATGATGTGGCAGAAGATCCACTGGCAGAAATACTAGATATACCTGTGCTAGACCTAAATCATGTGCGTGTGAACTTTCCACCGTTTGAACACTATCGCATTGATGAGGAAAAGAAGCCGTTTATTGTTGGCCGTAGCCACTGGAAGGGTGATTTAGAAACAGGGCACTTTGACAAAGATGCGGGCCAAATTACTCCAACTTTAGCTCGGATGATGTTAAAATTGTGTGAGCGATATGCCACACGAGGCAATGTTCGTGGTTACACTTACAACGACGAAATGAAGGGTCAGGCAATCTTGCAATTAACACAAATAGGATTACAGTTTGATGAAAGTAAATCGGATAACCCGTTTGCGTATTTCACGGCGGCTGTTACAAATAGTTTTGTACGTGTTATTAATATCGAGAAGCGTAACCAAAATATTCGTGATGACATTTTGGAAATAAATGGCATGAACCCTAGTTACAGCAGAACTGGTGCTGGCGAACATGCGGCCGCACTTAAACGACACAACGAGGACACGTCTAGTGAGTAATTTGTTTAAAAAAGTAGCGTGTTTCACAGACATACACTTTGGATTAAAAAGCAATAGTAGTGTACACAATCAAGATTGCGAAGACTTTGTGGATTGGTACATTGCTAAAGCAAAGGAGGAAGGGTGTGACACAGGAATTTTTATGGGCGATTGGCATCACAATCGCAATAGTCTTAATATCACTACTATGGACTACTCGCTTCGAGCACTGGAAAAACTGGGTAAAGCATTTGATCAGTTTTACTTTTTTCCTGGTAATCATGATTTATATTATAAAGACAAACGTGATATCCATTCCGTTGAGTTTGGCAAGTATATTCCCGGAATCACTGTGGTACACGAACCGACTACCATTGGGGATGTTACACTCTGCCCGTGGCTTGTAGGAGATGAGTGGCGAAGCATTGGTAAGAAAGGCGGCAAGTACATCTTTGGACACTTTGAATTGCCCAGCTTCTTTATGAACGCTATGGTACAGATGCCAGATCATGGCGAGATTCAACTAGATAGTTTTCAAAATTACGAACTAGGATTTAGTGGACACTTCCACAAACGTCAGCAACAGCGTAATATGATCTATATTGGCAATGCGTTTCCCCACAATTATGCAGATACATGGGATGACGACCGCGGTATGATGATATTAGAGTGGGATGGGCAACCTGAATATCACAGTTGGCCTGCTCAACCTACGTTCCGTACTGTTAAACTAAGCCAATTGATCGACGATGCTGATAAAATTATCAAACCCAAACAACATTTGCGGGTTGCACTGGATATTGATATCAGTTATGAAGAAGCAAGTTTCATTAAAGAAAAGTTTATTGCTGATTATAATATTCGCGAACTTACCTTGATTGCGGAAAAGAAAGAGATTGAAATTAATACCAATATTGATGTGCAATCTTTTGAAAGTGTTGATCAAATTGTTAGCAGTCAAATCGTAAACATTGATTCTGATCAGTTCGATAAGAATCTATTACTGAACATTTATAATAGCCTATGATAAAGATTAAAGATTTAACAGTTAAGAATTTCATGAGTGTGGGTAATCAAACCCAGGCTGTAAACTTTGATAAAGAAAATCTAACACTTGTCCTTGGAGAGAACTTGGATCAAGGCGGTGATGACAGCGGATCACGTAACGGTACTGGTAAAACCACTATTGTAAATGCATTAAGCTATGCGTTATACGGTAATGCGCTCACTAACATCAAAAAAGACAACTTGATCAATAAAATCAACAATAAAAATATGTTGGTTACACTTACATTTGATAAAGACGGCACTGAATATCGCATTGAACGTGGGCGTAAACCCAACGTGTTGCAATTCTTTGTTAATAACCAAGCACAGGATACAGAAGAAACTGACGATGCTCAAGGCGATATGCGTGAAACGCAACGAGATCTTGACGACTTGTTGGGCATGAGTCATGATATGTTTAGGCACATTGTTGCGCTTAACACTTATACAGAGCCTTTCTTATCTATGAAGGCAAATGATCAGCGTGTAATTATTGAGCAGTTGCTTGGTATTACCTTACTCAGTGAAAAAGCTGAAGGTCTTAAAGAGATGATTAAGACTACCAAGGACAATATCTATCAAGAAAATGCAGATATTGAAGCCGCAAAAAAGTCTAACGAAAAAATACAACAAAGTATTGACTCATTAACATCTAGACAAAAT